CACAACAAAAGAGAAAGGAAAGTTTGGAAGATTTCTGGGCGAGTTCAAAACGGGAAAAGGATTTATTACGAAACTCCTTATCAAAGAACGATTGGCGGTTCCGTACACTGGGCAAAATAAAAAGGAAATAGCTGCTGCACAAGAAGCTAACCGCCTTGCGCTTGTTAAGGAAGGTAAGTTAACAGCTACGGGCGTACCACCTGTAAGCGAATATGAGGATAGACTGTGACGGCTTGGTCTTACAGTAAGGTTAATACCTTCAAGCAGTGCCCCAAAAAGTATTACCACTTGTACGTTAAGAAAGATGTGCAAGATCGGGGTAATGCGGCGACTGCATATGGTAGTAAAGTACATAGTGCTGCTGAGAAATATATAAGAGACGGTAAGCCCCTACCTAAAGAGTATGGCTTTATCCAATCTACACTCGATGCTTTCAACCGAATAAAGGGAGAGAAGCACTGTGAAATTAGACTAGGTGTAGCCAAGGAAGGCGATGAGTATGCACCGACAAAGTTTATGGCACCTGATGTCTGGTACCGTGGGATAGCGGACTTACTAATAGTAAACAAGGACAAAGCTTACTTGATTGACTATAAGACGAGTAAGACCGCGAAGTATGCTGATACCCAACAACTAGACCTGCTTGCTGGTGCCGTATTCATAAACTTTCCCCAAGTTAAAAAGATTAAGTCTGCATTATCATTTGTGGTGTGCGATGGCTTTGTAACTAAAGAGCACACAGTAGACATGTATAAGTCTTACATTGGTGTGTTTGATGAAGCACTTGAACGTATTGAAGTGGCAGGTAACGAAGGCGTATGGAACCCGATAGATGGCCCGTTGTGTGGGTTCTGTCCGGTGACTAGCTGCGAACATAATAGGAGGTAGAGATGCCAACCAAGAAACGCAACTACAAAAAAGAATACGAAAACTACCAAGGCACTGAAGAACAAAAGAAGAAACGTGCCAAACGTAATGCCGCTCGACGCAAAGCAATGAAAGAGGGCAAGGTTAAGAAAGGTGACGGCAAGGATGTAGCCCACAAGAAAGCTATGGATAAAGGCGGAAAGAACTCTGATGGTACTAGAGTAGAGAGTAAATCACGGAACCGATCCTTTAAACGGGACTCTAAGGGTAACTTAGTATCTGAAACCAGCAAGCGAGAACGTAAGAAAAAGTAGGGTGTAATTTATGCAAGCTATGACGAAAGCGATAAAAGACAAAGTAAATTATTATTTACAAAAAGTTTTCAATTACTTCAACAAGCCTGAACTAAAAGCAACCCGTCCCACAAGACGACGTAAAAAATATACAAAGGGCCGAGGTAAAACAATAAAACAAACTCTTAGCAACTTAGACAAAAACTTTAAAGAAATGTCCCGTGCTACAGGTAGAGGGTCGTGGGATAACAAAACAAACACTAACGCTCTTAAAAAACTTGGCGTCTTTGTAGCTCCTGATCCAATGCTTCCAGAAGACCTTTTAAAGAACCAAGTAGAAGTACCAAAAAAATTTCCGGGGATCATGTTTGTTGCTACAAATATGTTTTTTCCCACTGACGACGATAAAGTATTCCCTAATTTTTTCTACGCTGTGAAATACGAAAGTTCTCCTTTTTACGTAGAACCTACAAAAAATGTTGTTTACAAAATAGGGCTGAGCATACCCCTTAGTGCTAAAACAACTAAAGACAAAGACGATAAAAATTACTGGTTATATTTTTATGTAGCAGTAAACCCAAAAGGGGAAGTAAAAACTCTGCGTTGGATCACAAATAAAGAAGTAGTAGTACCCCACAAGAATGGGAGAAAAACATCTTTTATCCGAAAAACTTGGCAACACCCTAATGTATTTGACAAAGACTGTATGTTAATTAAAGACACTGACAAAGAAATGGCCCACGTAGGTATTTTTTGCGCGTGTTTTAACTTTTGGAATAATCGTGACAAGATGTGGACAGTGCAAACAACAAAGAATGATTTACGTATGAATTTTTGTATAGATACAAAAGATACAAAGCACTACTTCAAAGACAGGGAATACGTTACTACGTTTAATGGAAACAGAAGAAAAATAATACATTTCGTAGAAGAGCACACGCGCTTTACTCCGAAAGGCAAGGTTGTAGTAAGAGAGCATATACGAGGGGAACGCAAATTTATTTGGAACGGTTACCAATGCAACGTAAAAGCCCCCAAGTTTAATAACATTACTGATATGCGTAAATTTGACGCTGCTTCAATAGAAATGGAAGACAACGATCCTATGGTAAAAAGCTCAATGGATATGGAAGGCTTAGCCCGCGAGATAGTCCCCTACCTCGATAAAGAACAGCCTAACATATACGAAAAGAGAGCGGCATCTAAGTGAAAATAGTTAACGACAGAGCCATCGTACTCAAAACAAAACGTCCCCATCTTGTTACCGAAAGAGTAAAGAACTACAAGATACTCAAGGAAGAGAAGGGCATTTACAAACTTGCGGTACCGTGGAGGTTGAAAGAATCTCAGGTTCTTGCTGATCTTAAAGTAGATGTACCATCACCCATGCAGCGTGACTATGAATGGGTGGGGCGTTATCAACCTTTTGAGCACCAAAAGAAAACCGCATCCTTTCTGACTCTGCATCCCCGAGGCTTTTGTTTTAACGAACAAGGCACCGGAAAGACCGCATCTGTTATATGGGCTGCTGACTACTTAATGCAGCAGGGCAAGGTAAACCGAGTGCTAGTCATCTGCCCTCTATCTATTATGAAATCTGCATGGCAAGAAGACTTGTTTAAGTTTGCTATGCACCGCAGTTGTTCTGTAGCCCACGGCACTTCAACCCAACGCAGGAAGATAATTAACGCAGGCTCTGAGTTTGTCATCATAAACTTTGACGGCGTGGCTGTGGTGAAAGATGAAATTATGAACGGTGGCTTTGACATGGTTGTCGTAGATGAAGCCAATGCCTATAAGAACGCACAGACAAACCGATGGAAGATACTACGAGACATCGTTGCAGATGTTCCGTGGCTTTGGATGCTTACTGGTACGCCCGCAGCACAATCGCCTGTTGACGCGTTTGGGTTAGCCAAGTTAGTCAACCCAGCCAAAGCACCTAAATATTTCGGACAGTTTAGAGACAGTGTAATGTACAAGGTGTCGCAGTTTACGTGGCGACCCAAACCAGACGCAGATAAGACAGTGCACAATGTATTGCAGCCTGCGATCCGGTTTGAGAAAGACCAGTGTCTCGACCTACCTCCTGTTACACACGTAGAGCGAGAAGCGCCTCTAACCAAACAGCAAGCTGCCTACTACAAGCTCCTTAAAGATCGTATGGTCATGGAGGCTGACGGAGAGCAAGTTACTTCAGTCAACGCAGCGACTAACCTCAACAAGCTGCTACAAATCTCTGGAGGTGCTGTATATACAGACGACGGAGAAGTCATTGAGTTCGATGTAAGTAGCCGGTTGAAGATCGTAAAGGAGGCCATAGACGAGTCATCAAACAAAGTGCTCGTGTTTGTACCTTTTACTCATACCATAGAATTACTAAATGACTTCCTAAAAAAGAACAAGATAAGTTGCGACATAATATCCGGTAAGGTATCGGTAAATAAGCGCCACCAGATAATCAAAGACTTCCAAGAAAAAGATGATCCTCATGTGCTCATCATTCAGCCACAAGCAGCTTCACACGGTCTGACCCTTACTGCTGCTAACACAGTCATATGGTATGCCCCCGTCACCAGTGTTGAAACGTACTTGCAGGCTAACGCACGTATCGATAGACCGGGACAACACAATCCAATGACCGTGGTTCACATACGTGGTAGTGAAGTAGAGACGCGCCTATACAATATGTTGCGGTCTAACATAGATCACCACCACAAGATAATCGATTTATACAAACAAGAATTAAATACTTGACAGTGTAAAACGAGCTGTTAAACTGCTTTTCCCCTTAACAGAGGAAGAGTGATGAACGAGACACCCGATAAATTAGCCAGCATCTACATCAAGATGCGAGAAGTGATTAGAGAGAAAGAAGAAGAAATCAAGACGATCAAGGCTCAACAAGAGAAGATCGTAGTAAAAATGTTAGCTCTATGCGAAGAGCAAAACATCGATAGCTTAAGAACCCCAGCCGGTACCATCTCACGCAGAGTGCATACTAGCTATTGGCCCAGCGATTGGGACAAGATGCACCAGTTCATTAAGGAGAATGATGCAATACACCTCCTTGAAAAGCGCGTGCATGGTTCCAATATGAAAGAGTTCCTAGAAGCTAATCCTGATGTAGCACCACCGGGACTACAAGTAAATCGCAAGTACACAGTATCTGTACGTAAGCCAGCGAAAAAATGAAAAGACTTAGAGTGAAGGACGGGTGTTTCGTACACCCGAATACTTTCGAGCCTCTGCACTCTGTAGAAGTTGTAATAACTAACAGAGGCTCGCTATCAAGAAGCTACTACGATGAGGAAGGTGCACTTAACTGTTGGTCTTATGACTGCGACTTTCCTGATCCTAACGTACCCGCAAGCAAAAGGCAGGCTAGTAGATGTATCGACTGCGTGCAAAGCATACAGCGTGGGGGGTTTGGAAAAGGAACACCCTGTAGGTTTTTTACAGTCATCCACGTAGTTTTCTTAGGTATGGAGCAAGTGTTTGAACTTAGAGTTAACGCGCTAAGTTTATTTGCCAAGGATGGTACAGACCTGAACTTGTACAAATACATTGAGTATCTGGAAGATAACCAAGAACAGGTTGAAGACGTTATAACCGAAATATATTTGGGCGACTCTTATGGTACCCACAAGATGTATTTCAAACCCGTTCGACCTCTTAGGGAGGAAGAACTTGCAAATATACAACAGCTCGTGAGAGCTGCACCAAAAGAAAGTAACCCTTTTGAAACCATTAAGGAGCAAGAAATGGCATACCCAACTTACATCATCAAGAACGTAGAAGCACTGTACCCCCATCTCAACCAGCCTTACAAATTCGATAGTAAAGCAGGTAAGCGAGGTCAAACCGTGCCATGCGATGCAGCCGATGATGGTGCTGGCTACGAATTAAACTTCAACATGGATAAGGATCAAGCAAAGGCTTTATATAAAGTGATGCAAGATGCTTATGTAAACCACAAAGGACGCGATGATAGCTGGCCCGACAAGCTTGACATGCCGTTTGAAAAGTCAAAGAACGACAGAGATATATTTGTTGGCAAGGCACGGCTCAAAGCTATGTATGGAACTACGGCTACTAAGCCTCCCGCACAGTATGACGCTAAGAACCAACCGCTTGACAGCGACTTCAAACTAACTACTGGTAGCACAGTAAATATAGCTGTCGAACTGGTGCCTTATAAGATGTCTGGCACTGGCGTATCACTTAGGCTGCGGGGCGTACAGGTACTGAAGTATCTGCCTTACAAGCCACCTTCACCGTTCGATGCGGAAGAAGGTTTTTCTGCGAATGAAAACTCTGACAGCCCTTTCGAGTCTAATGATGACGACGATATGTTTGAGTCAGAGGACACTACAAAATCTGCGGCTGATCCCGATCCTTTTGACGACGAGGAAGAGGAAGTCAAGGAGCCGGTCAAGCGTAAGAAGAAAAAAGACGAGACTCCTGACGACGATGACGACATTGCAGACATCATTGATGTTTGGGGAGACGATGACGACTAATGAGTTACGGCTATACGAGACGCCTCGATAGTCTTAATAAGCAGGCTGACGGTTCCTTGCTGGGAGTCAAACTAGGTCGCGTGTGCATCAAGCAAGAAGTACCCGCCGCTCAAGTTGCTTCCCAGCTAGGCGTCAGTAGGCAGACTGTCTATAACTGGTTCATGGGACTGCATGAGCCAAATGAAGAACTCATCCCATCAATTAAGAAGATAATAGCAAAGTATAAATAATGACTGACTTCGACCTCATAGATTATGTCGTTCCGAGAGGCGGCATCTACAATGTGGTCGGCATGGACAACGGTACGCCTAAGCCAAGGTTTACCGATAGCTTAGAAGAGGCACACGAAATAGCAGATGATCTTTGTGACCAAGGATTAGATGTTTATTTTGCCCTGAGTAAACTCAAGAAAAAGGGTAACAGACGGGTAGAAAACGTAGATTCTCTCAGAGCTGTGTGGTTAGACATAGATTGCGGGGGTAGCAAGGCAGATGAGATAGAGCCTTCTACTGGACTACCCAAGGGCTATGCTAATCAGAACGAAGGTGCTCAAGCTTTAAAAAAGTTTTGCGATACTGTCGATCTACCTGAGCCTGTTATAGTCAACTCAGGTTACGGTCTGCACGTCTATTGGGGCTTTACAGAAGACATTCCCAAGGACAAATGGATACCTATTGCTAAGCGTTTTAAAGAAGTATGTATAGCGCAAAAGTTCCGTGCTGATCCAAACGTGTTCGACGCTGCTCGTATACTACGTGTACCGGGCACATACAATCTTAAGAAGGAGATTCCCAAAGAAGTAAAAGTAATCAACGCCCATCGAGCTAAGCGTTACGATCCTAATGAGATACGTGAGCTGCTAGGTGTAGACCCTGACGCTATTGAAATCAGCAAACCACAGCGTGTCATGGGTGCATTGGAAAAGCTGCTTGCCCAGAATGTTAACAACAACTTTGGACGTATTCTTAAACGCAAAGACAGTTGCCTACAGCTTAGAGATAGCTTGTTAAACAGAGAGACTCTATCTGAGCCACGCTGGTTTAATGCTTTATCTATCGCTAAGTTTTGTGAAGACGGCAACAAAGCTATACATAAACTGTCTGAAGGGCACCCTGACTACGACTACTACACAGTTGAAAATAAAATAGTAGGGATAAAAGGGCCACACTCATGTGCAGAGTTTGAGAAGAATAACCCCAGTGGATGCGAGGGTTGCCCTCACAAGGGCAAAATCAAGAGTCCCATAGTATTGGGCAAGATTATAAAGGCGGCTGCACAAAGCCCCATCAGCTACCCTAAGCCATACTTTCGTGGAGAGAATGGCGGTATCTACA